ATCGTTCAACCAAAGTCTCTTTTGTTGAGCGTAGAATTCCGCATTTAATCTTCTTTTTATTGAAGCGGGACTTTCAGCGTGTGTAGATTCAGTGTCATCTCCGAAGCGGACACCAGTCTTCTTACGGTTAGGAGATCTGGAGAGTCTTCGGGACTTCTTCGGTGGTGTATGCGGTTTATTCTTCAACCCTTTGCTGATAAGTTTTGTCGCAAAGGTCTGATCCTCTGCTCTCCGGCTTAGCATCCTGAGAGTATAGATCTCCTCGCAGAATAGACCGAAGAAACCGAAGTAAGACTTAGATGCATTAACTTTCATTCCGAGCAGCTCCATGAGTTTGTAAAATTTATTCACTTGTTCCTTGGACCAGTATGCAAGTAAGTCATCACCGTGTACTACCGCTATGGCAGCTTCGTCGACAGACTTAGCCACGAATGCCAGAATGATGTTGAGCATAGGCCAGACAAGGGGCAGTCCCATTGCGATACCTCTTTTCGACGTAAACGACGTCTTAAATTGGTCTCCTTTAGAGGTCTTAATAACCTCACCGAAATCTGCCTCTCCGAGAAGCCTAAACCCAATGTCAAACTGATCCTTTGTGATTAAGTTCTTTTCGAGAAGTGTTCCTCCGAAGCCGATCCAGCATTCCCTGGCGAGCCGGTGGGAAATGAAGTTAGTGGAACGGGTTAGATCAGCCGAAAACCAGAAACGTTTCTCTGCTAGAGATTGATTGTACGGGCCTCTGTATGCCTGTCTCATTCTCCTTTCGAGAACTTTTCCGGCTCTCTCGCCAGTCAGTTGGCTGCTGAAGAATGGGTCCCTTCTTAAAATCTTTATACAGAGATCATTAAGAGGCCGACCTACAGCTTGCCATTCTGAACTGGACTTAGAGACGGTTCGAGCTTTCCCGCCCCAGGAGGGTATGATTGAAGTTACAAGTTTTGGTTTGACTTCGTCGCGTAAAGAATCTAAGGATAATTTATATTTACAGAAAACTTTCGCTTCTGAGTCAGTAACTTCCGTCAACCTCTGGGCCCAATAACTTCTATTCCCGCCCAATTGCCTTGAAATGTTTAAGGAAGCGGATGGGTTTTCCAATGTTTCGATCACAGGTAAGTCCTTCTTCTTAGCATTAGAAGTTAATCTGCGTGCAAAATTACGGATCTCGT